GCGACAGCCAAAACAACTAAAGTTAGTGGTAGTTATTTAACAGGCTACAGTGTAGCAACCAGAGGGGCGACAGTAGCCACAACAGGCTTAACTGCTGCAACTGGATTACTAAAAACTTCAATGGCCTTTTTAGGTGGCCCAGTTGGTGTTGCCATTATCGCGGCGTTGGCATTATATCAATTTATTGATTCTAGCGACGATACGGCAGTGAGTGCTAAACTTACTACGGCAGAAGTTGATAAATTAAAAGAAAGCTTCAAAGCATTAAGTGAATCAAATAGAAAGTTGAAATTACAAGAAGTTGCTGATGAAATAAAATTAAGCCAGTTAGCAATTGAAAAGTTAAACACACAGTTAGAACAAACTAAATTACTTTTAAAATCTTCTGATCCAAGAACATTTAAAATTGCACAACAGAACGCAGATAATTACGTTAACCAGATTAAAACTTTAAACACAGAACTAGATAGATTAAAAGCGAAACAAGAAGTTTTAGATCCTAAAGCCAAACCAAAAAGTGATACTGACGGTAAAGTAAAACCAATTATTGACCTTGAAGCCGGCGCGAAATTAAAAGCAGATAAAAAAGCAGCGGAAGCCAAAGCAGCACTAGAAGCTAAAAAACTAGCTGCACAAAAAGAGGCGGCAGTTGCTTATTTAGAGGTTATAAAAGACAGGTTTAAAACAGAAGAACAACTTGAAAATGACAGGTATGCAAAAGAGTTAAAAATAACAGAGCTTGCTTTTAGTGATAAGAATGCAAACCAAGCGGAACAGAATGAAATTGAAGCCGACATGCTTGCTGAACATGAAATGCGTTTGGCTAGCTAATATAAAGGCGGAAAATATACCAGTTGATACGTCAATTGGTATACTTGAAGCGCTTGGTTTACAATATCAGACAGAAGAAGAAATGTTGTTAGCGTCGCTTATAAGAAAACAAGAGATATTAAAAGAAGCCCACGAAAACAAAAAAATAACAGATGAAGAATACAATACTCAATCAGTTGCGTTAACTCAAGCGAGCGAAGAAGCTAAACGTAAAATCACATTAGATAATGTTCAACAAGGACTTCAAGGGTTAATTTCAAATAGTAAGAAAGCGCAAAAAGTAATGAAAGCCGCCGCCATTGTTCAAGCAGTTATGAAGGGCAAAACAGCCGCCGTTTCAGCTTGGGAAGCGGGTATGTCAACAGGTGGGCCATGGGCACCAGCCGTTGCAGCAGCTTACACAGCAGCGAGTATTGCGAACACAGCAAGTCAGATTCAAGCCATCCGCAGCGGTGGTTCGTCAATGGGCGGTAGTGCGAAAGCAGCCATACCTAGCAGCAGTTCGAGCGGCTCAAGTGCTTCGACTTCTCAAGCGCAAGACACGACACCGAGAGCTATTTCAATCAATATGACTGGTCAGAGTATGTTTAGCACTGACCAAGTAAGAGAACTTATCTCGCAAATTAATGATCAAGTGGGCGACGGTGTCACCTTGGCAACAGGAGCATAGAAAATGGCGATTACACCAAAAGTACCGGGGCAGATTAGCGCACCGAATACATTAACAGGCGAGGCGGTCGGTAATGTTGCTGCCCCTAACACCTTAACAGGTGAGGCGGTTGGCGTAGTTGCTGCCCCTAACACATTAACAGGCGAAGCAGTTGGTTCCGTTTCAGCCCCTAACACGTTAACAGCTAACGCTGTAGGTAGCGTTTCAGCACCTAACACATTAACGAGTGAGGCGGTTGGTTCTGTTTCTGCTCCTAATACGTTAGTAGGTGTTACACCTGCGGCTTTTCCTAGAACATTAACTCCTTTGGTAGATATGAACTTTGCTACTCAGAGTTATGCTCAATCTGGAACGCCAGTAGCGTTTGACGATTTATTTACAT